AGGCAGGGCACCAGAATTAATTTCCACCAAGACAGCAAGAATGCCAGCCTTCTTCGAACATAGCAATGTCAATTTACCCCAATACGCTTGAGCCTTTGCTCGGGCCAAACCTCCAGTCTATACTTATGGAACTGGATGAAAAATTTCCACCAGTAAACCCGCATCCTAAAGAGGAGTTGAACACTATTATGTATCAAGCAGGACAACGCTCTGTAGTGGAGTGGTTGAGAAATAGATTGGAGGAAGATTAACCTATGGGATTATATGGTGGTGGTGGAGGTAGTTCTCATACCACAACAGAAAACCCCTATGATGATGCATGGATTCACGATCAATTTGCAACTAATCAATCTACAGGAGAGCAGTGGAAATCAGACGCTGCAACTGATAGAGGAAATATACGTGGAGATATATCTAATTTAGCATCAAGTTCAGAGGCAGCTCGTCAAGCCATTCTAGATAATCTAACTTCTTATAAAGGAGATCAAGCTGGTATTCAAGAGGAGAATGTTAAAAGACTTTTAGATCTTGAACATCGTACTTGGCAGTCAGGTGACATTCAAGGATTAGATGAGCAGCTTACAAATATCATAGGTACACAGCAGACTGCTGATGAATCCTTACGTAATATGATCCAACGAGATTACGTAGGACAAGACGACTTCAGTCGTACCATGTCTGGTAATATAGAGGCACTACGAGCTTCATTAACAGGGCAGCATCAACAAGGTATGACTGGTTTAGCTGCAGAACTAGCAGCGGTTGGTTCATCTGCATCTGAAGAGAGGTCTAGGATTGAAAGCGAACTAGCTGCAGGTCAAAGTTTAAGTGCTCAACAAAGAGCAGCGTTAGAAGCAAGACTAACTCAAACAAACCAAGCTTTAGAACAAGAGATGGCTCAGAAGTATTCTGAGTTAGGATCAACCATTGGTACTGGTCTTAGTGATTTAGAATCTACATTCACTGGAGAAACTCAAGCTATTAGAGGAGCTTTAGGTGAAGGATTGTCTGAATTAACAGGGACTACTATTGATTTACAGGATGATCTATCTGGTGTACGAGATGCTTTAGGTGGTTACCGTGAGCAAACAGATCTTAAATTCCGTGACATCGATACTACATTTAGAGCTAAAGATGATGCTCTACAAAGACAGAAGCAGTTAACTGATCAACAGATTGCTAATGTATATACTAGTAGAGAGAATGTGATAGGTGATCTAACATCAGATTTTTCAAGCCAATTACAACAACAAGAGGATACTCTTAATCAGCAAATTCAATCAGGTGAAGCAGCTTTAAACAAACGACTAACAGATATATCTACAACGATGAACTACCGTATGCTAGGTGACAGTGCTCTTGGTATTAGATCTAGAAGATCGAAAGCCTTTAGAGAAGGTGATGTACGTAGAGGTACAGGTCAACTTAGCAGAGGTATGCGGATAAACTCACTTAATGTATAAAACTAATGACAGCTAAATCAAGGTATGATAATTTATCCAGCGATCGTTCCCATTTTCTACGAATAGCAGAAGAAGCAACAGACTTAACCCTACCCTACCTCGTAAGAGGTGAAGGTGAGTACACTAAAGGAGCACATGATATAAAGACTCCATGGCAAAGTGTAGGTGCAAAGGGCGTTGTAACACTAGCATCTAAATTAATGCTAGCACTACTACCTCCTCAGACTAGTTTCTTTAAACTACAGCTTGATGACTCAACTTTAGAAGAGGGTACATTCCCTCCTGAGATGAGATCAGAGCTTGACCTATCCTTCGCTAAGATTGAACGTACTATCCTAGATTCAATCGCTGCCTCCAATGATCGTGTGATCATTCACCAAGCATTAAAGCACTTGGTTGTAGCAGGTAACGTATTAATCTTTATGGGTAAGCAAGGGTTAAAGATGTACCCGCTTAACCGCTACGTCATAGATAGAGACGGCAACGGCAACGTGATTGAAATTGTCACAAAAGAGAGAATAGCTCACAAACTATTAGAAAAAGAAGTTCCTCCTGATGTACTCATGTACAAGGAAGAGGATAATCAAGATCATAATGTAGGTGCAGACGAATGTGATGTGTACACACATGTTGTCTTAGATAACAACAGATATGTATGGCATCAAGAAGTATATGATTATGTTATCCCTGCTTCAAAGGGTAAGTCACCATTAGGTATTACCCCTTGGCTACCATTACGTTTTAATACAGTTGATGGGGAAGCCTACGGGCGCGGTAGGGTAGAAGAATTTATGGGTGATCTTAAGTCACTTGAAGCACTCTCTCAGGCCCTCGTAGAAGGCTCTGCAGCGGCTGCTAAAGTGATCTTTACTATATCACCATCAAGCACCACTAAACCACAGACTCTAGCTACGGCTGGGAACGGTGCTATCATTCAGGGAAGACCTGATGATATAGGTGTGGTTCAAGTTGGTAAAACAGCTGACTTTAAAACAGCTTATGAGATGGTCCTTCAATTAGAGAAGAGATTATCCGAAGCATTTTTAATATTAAGTGTACGTCAAAGTGAACGTACTACAGCCGAAGAAGTTAGGATGACTCAGTTAGAGTTAGATCAACAACTCGGTGGATTATACTCACTACTAACTACTGAATTCTTAGTACCATATTTGGATAGGAAATTAAATGTCTTCCAGAAAACAGGTGAGATTCCTAAGCTACCACCTAAGCTTGTGAAACCTACCATAGTAGCTGGAGTTAATGCTCTTGGTCGTGGTCAAGATAGAGAAAGCTTACAGCAATTCTTAACGATCCTGACACAGACTATGGGACCAGAAGCTTTAATGACATTTATTAATACTGATGAAGTTATTAAGCGTCTCGCTGCTGCTCAAGGTATTGACGTTCTTAATTTGGTTAAGAGTATGCAAGAAGTCCAAGCAGAAAGGCAGCAAGCTCAACAACAACAACAATTCTTAGAAGAATCAAAGTTAGAAGTGCAGGCTATGGGTACGCCTATGGCTGATCCAACTAAGAATCCAGCTTTGGCTGCTCAATTACAACAACAATAACCACCTATGGCAGAAGCAGATCAAACATTTACAATGGATGAAACCACCCTTGAGGCTGGTCAACTCAGTGAAGTTGAACAGGAATCTCTCAGGGTTGGTGAGCAAATGGAACAGGAGCAGCAACAGCTCCTAGCAGGTAAGTATCAAAATGCAGAACAGTTAGAGAAAGCATATGTTGAACTTGAAAAGAAACTAGGAGGTAATGAAACTGATGCCGAAACCGTATCCGAAACCAAAACCGAAGAAAAAACCGAAGAAAAAGATAGCCAAGAAACTACAGATGTATTAGATAAACTTTGGGATGAAAGGTCTGATGGTTTTAAAGATGAAACTTTAAAAGAACTAGCAGAAACTAACCCTGGAGAACTAGCTAAAGCTTATCTACAATATAGAAATCAAAACCAACAAGCCAAAGGATTATCTGAAAAAGATGTAACTGATCTTAAAGGAGTTATTGGTGGTGATGATAGCTATAATAATCTGATAGGATGGGCTGAACAAAACATGAGTAAAGAAGAGCAAGCTATGTATGACTCGATCATTGATCGTGGTGATAAGGTTGCTTGTTACTTTGCTATTCAATATGCCTTTCAACAATACCAAGATTCTGTGGGAAAAGACGGTACATTAATTACTGGTAAACCACCATCTTCTTCTGGTAATCAATTTAGAAGCCAAGCTGAATTAGTAAAAGCTATGGCTGATACAAGATATGAAACTGACCCTGCTTATAGACAGGATGTTATGGAGAAGTTAACACGATCACAAGACGTGAACTTCTAATTCAACGGCGGCTCGATAGTCGAAATCAGAAGAAGCCACAGGTAACCGCGTCCGTTCATTCCTTAATGGAACGCATGAAACCACATCATGGAACGGGGGTGTGGTACTGGAGAAAACCAATGCAAAAAAAGCAAGTAACCCTCAAGTATCGCGGCGTACCTTACACGAAAACTACTTAAATTTTATTAATGAAAACACTAGCACTAGC